CCCGACGGGAGTTGGGCGTAATGCCAACTCAAGAGGAATTGTACGAAGAAGTACTTGCTCAATATTATAGAGATAATGAGCAGGGCAATGATCAAAACGCCCGCCCAAGTAATAATATTCCGCTCGGGAGCGACGCGAGTCTAAGCCCGACGCTTGGCTACGACGGCAGAGTTATCCTGGGGCTTGAGGGCGAACGAGGCGGGGTGTCTGGGCACGCCAATGTTGAAGTTGGTATGACGGGGCCACAAGCTGTCAACGCAGGGATAGAGGGCGCTGGGGGAAGTCTCAGAGCCAATATTCCAATATCAGATCCTAAAGCACTAAGCATCAGCGGGGAGACTGACATAGCGGGGAATATAATTACTGCTGACTGGACTCCGATGTTACAAGCCCTGATGCTTAAGTACCAACAAGAGTTTTAGCATGGGAAACCTGTCCGCAGCATCCTACGTTCCCTCTCCTGAGCAGCAGAAAAGCATGGATGCTCGCAATGCGCACAACGTGGCGTATGCAAAACAACTCGCAGCGCAGCCAGCACTTTCAGCGCAGCGCAGACGAGACGAAATCGCAGCGAACCAAGCGTTTCTGGATTCTGGAGGGGCAGATATACCCGAGAATTACTGGGGCGATATTGCGGCTTCAAAGAATTGGGTGAATCCGTACTACAATCCTAACGACCCGCGAGTATTAAACCCTGGTCAGTACAATCGATTCGATCCGTCCGAAGTTGGCAGCGGAATCGCGGATAGCGGTAACGGCCTTGCGACTGCCTTTGATCGCACCATCGCATCGCAATGGTTGCAGCCATTAGACAGTGGCCTCACCGATGTGCAAGAGCATCTCTATGGCGGCGGTGCGGGTGCTTTCACACCTCCGGCGTATGCAATAGGCAACCTAGACCCGCGTCAGCGAGCGATCATAGATCACAATAAACAACTGGCTCAATACAAAACAACCCTGCGTGGCTTTCAAAACGATAAGGATTATCAAGCAGCTTTTAGATCCGCTAGTCTCGACTTATCTAGTATCAAAAACGCGGAAGACTTAGCGGATATTTCTCCCGAGCAAAAAGCTGCCGTTTATGATAACTATCAGCGGATCAAGCAAGAAAAGAACCAACGCGTTAAACCTTTCGGCTTCGGTGATGCACTGGGGACCGGCATGACAATAGCCGGCCAACTCATGGCTAATCCTTACTTAAAGGCCGGTGGCGCAATAGTTAGCTCTGGAGTCCGGGGCGGTAGTTTTTGGGACATGGTAAATGCTGGAGGGAAGTCAGGGTTTCTCTGGAATAATGCAAATGAAGACTATGACATTAGGATCCTGAAAGCAGCCAACACCATCAAGAAAGCCAAAAAATACCACAAGCGAGTAACCCCGAATATTCCAGTAACATCCTACCCCGCTGCGCCACCTACCTCCGCTGATTACGCTGATTCGTATGTCGACACGAATCTCAATCAAAATTCTAGCTACAGCTCTACCGCAAGCCCAATAAATACCGCCCCGATTGCCCCGATTGCGCCGATCAATCGAACTATGAACCCTGCGAAGCCTTATGTCGCGCCGCCCCGCGTACAAATCGCGCCGAATATATCTATAATCAACTACGATCCAAGCAAAAATTATCCACAAACCACAACAATGCAGCAGGCGTTAATGCGCCCCGCAGCGACTCGCGCCCCATCTAAAAATGCTAGAACCGCTTAATAACAACGCTCAGAGAGTCAAAACATCGCAAAGCGTCAGTATTCCTGCGCCTGTGCGCGGTTGGAATGCCCGCGATTCACTGGCAAATATGCCCGAAGATTTCGCGGTTGAGCTGGAGAACGTGTTTCCTAACCTGACAAGCTGCGACTTACGCAGCGGCTACGAATCGTATAGCACCGGCAATGGCACTGGGGCTGTAGAAACGCTGGTGGAATATGCGGGGCCGGTGACGCGCAAATTACTCAGCGCCGCCGGTAGCGTTATTTATGACTCAACCGCAGCGGGCGCTTCGACACCGATTGCGACTGGCAAAAGCAATGCCAGGTGGCAAACGACGATGATGGGTACTTCGGGTGGCAGTTTTCTGTATTTCGTAAATGGGGAAGATGCTCCAATTTACTATAATGGCTCGGCTTTCGTGACGCCGACGCTTTCGAGCGTGACAGCGGCTAATATTATTGGCGTTACGACGCATCAGCGGCGATTGTTTTTCGTCTTCAAAGAAAGCCTAACCTTCGGCTATTTGCCGGTGGTTTCCATAGCTGGCACGGTTTCGACGTTTGATTTAAGCGGGCTATGCCGTAAGGGCGGCTATTTGATGGCGATCGGTTCGTGGACTCGGGATGGCGGCTCTGGGCCTGATGACTTATTCGTTGCCATAACTTCTGAAGGTGAGGTTATTTTGTACTCGGGCAACGATCCCAGCACAGCCGCAGATTGGCTGTTGTCCGGCGTATTTAGCATAGGTAAACCAATCGGCAGACGGTGCATTGAAAAAGTCGGCGCAGATTTAATTGTAATAACGCAAGACGGTGCGATATCACTGACGACGTTCTTGCCGATTGATCAAGTCGGTAGCACCAGCATGGCGATGTCCACAAACATTCAAAACGAGTTCCTAGCTTCAGCGAGAAACTATTCTAGTAATTTTGGCTGGCAATCGCTGCATTACCCGCAGGGATCTTATCAATTATTTAATATTCCGATTGATACAACGACTGCGGTGCAGTATGTAATTAATACCCAGACGGGCGCTTGGTGCAAATTTACCAACCAGAATGCCGCTTGTTGGTGTTTATTTAACGGTGATTTGTATTTTGGCGGCCAATTGCCCCAGCAATTCAATTCGGTCGGGGCAACTTGGGATGTTTCTAAATGGGATGAATCCTACTGGACGTTAACCGGCGGAGCCATTTACAAAGCCGATATTGGCGTCAGCGACGACACCGCTAATATTTCTTGGAAAATAAGGCCAGCATTTTCGTATTACGGTTCGCGTGGCAACCAAAAGTTGTTCACGCTTTGTCGGCCTAACTTTACATCAAGTGGATCTCCCGGTTTCGCTATCGACTTAAATGTTAATTTCTCTAACCAAATCCCTACATCCGTGCCGACAATCCCAGCACTTCCGGGGGGGCTTTGGGATGTCGCAAAATGGGACGAATCGTATTGGACGGGAGAGTCTCAGGTCGCTCACTGGGTAACTGTTACGGGTTTAGGGGAGACGGCTTCCCCAACAATACACGGGGCGAGTCAGCTTGAAATGGAATTCAACAGCTACGACATGATTTGGCAGCAAGGTAACGCGATTTGACTACTTTAGTATTCGGCCGAGATGAAGAACTAGCGACGTGGGCAGAGCAAAGCGGCGTCGGCCCATTCCAACGGCCATTGACGGCCATCGGTGTGGCTGACAAAGAGGATAAAATTATGGCAGTCGCAATTTACAACAATTATCGATATGCTTCGGACATCGAAGTATCATTTGTTGCAGCGACCCCACGTTGGGCCACGCAGGGCAATATACGGGCAATGTTAACTTATCCCTTTGTCCAGCTTGGCGTAAAAAGGTTGTCTGCTATCACTACTAAAAAAAACAAACGTTGCCGAAAATTGCTCACTGGCTTGGGATTCAAGCAGGAAGGCGTGCACCCGTTCGCCGGAGAAAATCAAGCGACTGCGATCACCTACGGCCTTTATTCTGAGCCAGCAAAAAAATGGGTAGAGGTGGAGAACGATGGGTAAGAAAACGCCAAGCGCACCGACTCCGCCGGATGCAGCGAAGATTGCAGCGGCGCAGGGCGCAATAAACAAAGAAACGGCTGTTGCTCAAACGCAACTTAATCAACTCGATGAATTTACGCCGTATGGATCATCGACTTATGCGCCAACCGGCGCTCCGACGCCTCAAGGTATCCAGAGGTACAAGAGAACGGCGAGGCTAGATCCAGCGCAGCAGAGAATTCTCAACCAACAAAATCAAGTCACTGAAGAATTAGGCAGAGTAGCTGGTGCCCAAGTTGGTCGTGTCGGAGAAACGTTATCGACGCCGTTCACTTATGAGGGGATGCCAGCGGGTGGAGATACTGCAAACTACGGGCAAACTGAAGCGAATCTACGTAGCCTGACGTATAACCCCTATGACTTGCAAGCAGGTAAATCACCCGCCCCGACAGCGCAAGGCATAGGCGCAGCGGCGGACGCTGGCACACAGGCCGCGATCACCGCCGCAGAATCTTATAGCACCCCGTTTGATTACTCATCAGCCCCCGCTGCGCCAGAAGCTGACGCGGCGGCTAGGCAGCAGGTGATCGATTCGCTTTACGGACAATCTCAGTCGCGCTTAGATCCACGCTTCGAAAGCGAGCAGAGAGCGATGGAAAACCAGCTTGCTAACTCGGGCATTCCGAGAGGTAGTGAAGCATTTTCGAGCGCCATGCGTGACTTTAACCTTGGCAAGAATGATGCGTATCAAAGCGCACAGAATGCTGCGATACAGGCAGGTGGGGCAGAGCAATCTCGGTTATTCGGGATCGGGACTGAAGCACGCCGAAACTCTATTAATGAGCAGAATTATTTGCGTGGATTACCGGCAGCGGAGCAGCAGCAATTAATGAATATGTATGGCCAAGAGCAGGCTTTGCGCCAGGGCCAGTTTGATGCGATGGGTAGCGTTCGCGATCGCGAAATCAGCGAGCAGTTACGCCAACGTCAGATCCCAATGCAAGAGATGCAGAATCTAGGGCAGATGCAGTCTCAGCTATTCGGGTTGAACGATCAACAGCGACAGCGCATTATCCAGGAGCAGGCTTACTTGCGTAATCTGCCGCTAAATGAAACCTCTGCGCTGATGTCTGGCACTCAAATTAATAATCCACAGTTCGGGGCGGCTGCTCAGTCAGCCATAGCAGCGCCTGACTATGCTGGATTAACGAGTAATAACTACGCAAATCAAGTCAACGCTTACAACGCTCAGCTTGGCCGTAACAGCTCGAAATTTGGTGCGCAGAGTGAATTAGCTGCTGCTCTAGGCAGCGCTGCAATATCGAAGTGGGGCTAAGAATGCGAAATGTAAATTTATATCGTGGCGGAAGTCGTGGCTTGTTAGGCGGGCAGGTTGATCGGATCCCGTCTTACACTGCGAAGCCGTATGACATAGAGACACCGGCATCTGCGCGATACCGTTTCGCCGCAAAGATGGTGGAGGCGTTGACTGCTAAAGGACAAGAAAATAGAGAGCGGGAAGACAGAGATGCCTACATGGCTGCTCTTTCTAAAG